CTTTAGGCATTAGTTGTATGTATATCCTGTTGTTGGTTGATTTGTCATTAATTTTTCAATCATAAATTAGGGCTTCCAAATAGGGCCAGTAGTATCATTAAAATAATTAGAGCCCCTGTGAAATAATAATTCATAAAACTTCTCCATTACTGACATGATTCGCATTCGCCTGTGTCGTCTATTACTAGACCACCTTCATTTTCCAAAACATCTTCTGCTTTACTATTACACTCACAGTTTTGGCATTCATCCTGTTCCGCATTGGCACAGTGACACATTTTATTACATTTTTTACAAAATCGTTCTGTCATTTGATTAATAAATTTACAGAACGATATATGCTATTACAAATCCAACTACTGCACCAATAATATATGCTTTGTGCGTTAGCCAGATATGGGTAACTTGTGCTTTAATTTTTTCTATCATTTTTCCTCCTGGTTAGCCGTAAATATGCCCCCAATTTTCTCCGGATTCATAATCGACTTTATTTGGGACCTCTAACTTAACAGCATTCTCCATTATCTCAACAATTTTTTTGACTTGAGAATCGTTTTCTATGGATACACATAATTCATCATGTATCTGTATGTGTGCGACAATACCTTCTTTATATAAGTCTAACATTGACTTTTTGGTCATGTCAGCAGCTGATCCTTGAATTAATTTATTTAATGCTTTGTAAGTATAGGCACGTTTAATCCCCGGTCCATGTTCCTGGAGTGCATCTTCATGCGTCATAGCTTTATGCATACCAAAACTATTTGGTTCCCATAGATGAAACCTACATAATCTGCCAAGTAGAGTTCTTATTTGTCCTCTATCCTGCGCTCTATTTGAAGCTTTCTCCATTAGCTGTTTAACAAACGGTACCTTGTTATGGTAAGTGCTGAATAATTCTTCGGCCTTTTCTTTGGTTACTCCTAGTTCTGCTTGTAGTTTAGCTTTACCCATACCATAAAACAAACCTAGATTAATCACTTTCGCTTGTGTTCTTGGAATCTCTGCCATGTCTGCTACTGTTTGATGAAAGTCTGAGCCGGCATTATCATTATACGCATCAACAACGTCATACACAGAGGGTAGTTTGTAAAGCGCTGCGTAATGTACAACAAGACGCGGCTCTTGTTGTGAGTAATCAAAGCAACCCCACTTACAGCCCTCCTCTGGAATAAATAATGATCTAATCTTAGGACCGAGATCTTTATTCCTTGCAGGAATCTGCTGGAGGTTAGGATTCTGATATGAAAATCTTCCAGTGACCGTTCCACCCCCTGCATTTCTGAGTTGATTTATCTCTGCGTGGATTCTACCTTTGTGTTCATAACGTAAAATAGAATCAATAAAAGTTGTGTGAGCCTTATTAATTTCTCTTGCTTTGGCAATCATGTTAACAACAGGATGTTTGTGTTCTTGTAAAAAGTTTTTTGTAAAACTTGGTGCTTGTGTTTTTTCTGTACGATCAAACGGTATCTTTAAAATTTCAAAAATATTTGCTATACTTCTGGCCGCCCATATTTGTGGACGTATATTGGTTTCTTTTTCAATTGTGTTTAACAAATTATTCTCTTCATTGATCAATGTTTTCTTGAGATCGTGTGCACCTTCAACATTTACTCTCACACCCTTAAATCTCATGTCAACTAGACAAGGAAATAAATCTGTCTCTAATTCCATAATTGATTGTAAATCTTGTGCGATAATTTCTTTTTTCATCTCTCGCCAAAGACCAAACGTGGCTTCGGCATCCCTCTCTGCATAAGAACCTACGTGAAGGGAAGGTAGTTTGTACATTTCTGATTTAGGATCGATACCCCAATCAGCGGCAGCTTCTGCAAGTGCGGCCTCATTCTTACCAAAACCCAAGTACTTCCACGATAAACTATTGAGATCATAGCGAAATCTGTTCTCATCTGTCACAGCTGCGGCTATCATTGTATCCACAATCATACCATTTATTTTTAACCCCATGGCCCTGATCCAACAGACATCGTACATTGCATTGTGAAATATTTTTGTAGAACTTGTTTTTAGAATATCTTGAAACCAGTCTAAAACTTTTTTCTTTTCCAGGTTACCACCACCTTCATGAGCAATTGGAAAATAGCCTTTATAATGTTGTGTGGCCACAGCGATACCAATTACTTCACCATTACCAACAATAGATCCCGATCCTTTTTTAATAAGGTCTGGATCTTTTGTTTCTAAATCAATTGCAATCTCATCCACCTTACGTAGGTCTGGAAATTCTGCAGGTTTTACCCATTCAGTCTGGGCTTCAAATAGAGGTATTTTCATTTAAACCTCTCTTGTTGTTATAATAAAGCATGCCTGGTTTTTCATATTTAAGTAATCTTCTTTTCATGATTTGGTTTTCCCTATAAAGTTTTTCTGTTTTTTCAACAGCAGTTTTTAATTTTATTCTCAATTGTAAAAAAATATTAACCCCTTTCATAATATAAAATAACAGTACAGTAAAAGACATGTGAATAATCCCATGTAAGAAGGTATGTGGTTATTTGGTTCCATTTTTTACTCTCCGTATCCATCCATTGCTTTTGGGTGAAAATTTTTTCTCTCCCGAGTTTGTCTTAGTGCTTCTTGATAAGACTCTTCTAATTCTTCTTTCTCTTTTTCGGCTTCTTCTAAGAAATCTTTAATAGGTTCTAATTCGTCCTGCAGTTTTTCTGATACTGTTTTTACATTTTTCACAGAGTAAAATGTATATTTTAATGTAAGCTCTTCCCCATTATTAATATTTCTTAGTGTTACTAAATTCCATTTGTCTGTAATAGAACCTTCGGTTCTCATTTCAACTTTAACGCAATTTGCATTTTCATCACAATTAATAAAACCACCTAAAGGAGTTCTAAAAATTTCACCATCGATTTTAATATGAGTGGTTCCTAAATCAGTTCCTTGTGCGATGCCCGCGGTTGCAAACAATCCTAATCCACTAATTAAAGAAGGTTTAATTGTAAGTCTTGGTGGCAACGGATTATACATTGGGGTAATCTCTTTCAATAATCATTTCTATAAAGTGAATTGCTTTTTCCAAATCTTGTTTCTTTCCTTTCATCCCGTGGCGGCAGATGTATTTTATAATGCATCCTTCCGGAAATAGCAACTTATTCTCAACTACAAACTTACTTGGCTGAATCTTAAAATTTTTATAGTGTGATCCACCGTGCTGTTTATCCCAAACTTTCGATGTCATAACCTTTGTCCTCCCTTTTAGCTGTCATTATATATAACTTTTGTTTTGTACGTGTGACGCCCACATACCAAACTCTGTGTTCTTCGTCGTGTTTGTCTTGATTTCTTTCTATGGCATCTCTTATTTTTTTAGTGTTGTCTAAAATTAATAAAACATTTTCTGCTTCTCCACCTTTTGCGGCATGAATTGTAGATAATTTAATTCTAGCGTCTTTAGATAACTTTTCTCCCTTAAGTAACATTTCTCTTATGTATATAATTTCTTCCGGGTCTGTTTTAAATACTTCATACCAATTTTGAGTAATGCTGAAGCCAAACTCTTTTAGGTCATACATTCGCTCCTCTTTCAGCACCCATTCTAGTTCTAAAAACTCAAATAAATCTTTACATTCTAACAACGATAATTGGTCCCCAGTTGTCCAACGTGTGTAGTTTTTAATTGCTGTGTACAATCTAGTTGGATAACTTTTGTGACCTTTAAGTTGAAAATAAACTCCCATGTCTCTCAAAATAGGTTTTAGTTTTAAAAGTTTGTCGTTGGTTCGTGCTAATATTAACCATTTTCCAGAATAAAGAGGGGCGTCTTCAATGGTAGTTATATATTCTAATGGACTTTCGTTTAACAGAGATGGACGGGGAGCCCACTCCTTTTTAATTCTTCTGTCGAGCGGTATCCTGTTTAAAATTTGATTAGCTATGTGCTGTACCCCAGACGGAACCCTGTAGGATTGGGGCAAGACTATGTCTTTTGCCGGCTCACTTTGAAATCGTTTAACATCTGCGCCAGCCCAGCCATAAATTGCTTGATCATCATCACCTGCTAGTATAATGTGTTTAGAGTTTTCTTTCAGTATATCGTACATTTTCCACTGTATTGGCGATAAATCCTGCGCTTCGTCAATAAATACTACATCATATTTTGGACACAATTCCGCCACATTGAATCTTTCAATCATATCTGTAAAATCTACGAGTGTGTAGGCTATTTTATAGTTATCAACTTCATCCTTTAAAATTTTTATTAAATGCTTGTCGATATCTTCTGAATACATATCAGTATTATATTCTTCCTCGATTGTTATGTTCTTAATTCTAGCTGCATTTATTATGTTAAAATATTCACTGTCGGAGTCTATAAACCCTGTCTTTTCTTCCCCATTAGAATAGAATGTAACTTCAATACCTAATTTTTCACCTATCTCTTCATAGTGCTCATCCTGCATAACCTCACTTTTTTTCATACCCAATTTCCAAAACGCTAAAGAATGTAGGGTTCTAAAATTTTTTAAATCTTTCTTCTGCAGTCTAGGAGAAGAGTCTAGCATTTTATCAATAGCTTCTTCTGCCGCTTTCTTGGTAAAAGCAAAGTAACCAATCTTGTCTATAGGTGTGCCGAATTTAATTAAAGTTCTTACATAATTAATTAGTCTAGTAGTTTTCCCTGTTCCCGGAGGCCCTAATATTTTTCTAGTGCTCATTACATTATCTCCGTGTTATGTTTTATTAAATATCTCAGTAATATAATCAACGAACTGGTTTCTTTCATCTGTGCCATTGAATGACTTAGGTCGCGTGTTTCAGTTTCTCTCATATGATAATCTGAAGAAGTTTTCATTCTTAAACCTATATTCATACGATCCTTTTTCCATTTATTACTGGGATCATATTGAGTATTTTTAATTTTGTTCTTACTAATAATAAATTCATCACCTTTTAATTTTTTCTGAAGAAGAATATTAATTGCTCTACTAATTTTTTCTTTTTTAGGGGTGCCAGCTAGCCATGCTTCTCTAATGGGAAAGCTAAAGTAATCTCGTCTACATGTCATATTTATTGCCAACCCTTTGATAGCTTGATCAGCGAAAACAAATATTACATTTAGATCTGATTCAATATATTTAATTAATTTTTCTGCTTTAGGCATTCCTGTATATAATATTTCAATAACTGTTTCCGGTTTCCCCTTTTCGTCCATGAGAGTAATATCTGGAATAATTCTTAGACCATCAAGAAAGAAAGCATACTCAGAAAAGACCTTATCTTTATATGGTTTTAAAGTTATATATGTTGTTGCACTTCTTGAATCGTTATGAAGAGGATTTGGGTCATAGTCCAAATCAGCCTGTCTACCAGTTTTAGTAATATGATCTAAAATTATTTCTATCTTCGGATCATTCCAAGTCATGGCCTCTCTAATTTCTTTTTGTTTTGCATCTCTTACTGTATAACTATATTTTTCAGGCTTAAGTTTACCATATATATCGAAAGTGCCACTATCGGACGCATACTCACCATAAAGCCTTTGAGCTAAATCATTACCCCTGAGGCCGGTGTATATATTATTAAAGTTATAAGGTTCTAAATCCAATATTTTTTTGTAAATAAGTTTTTTAACTATTTGATGAAGGGGGCTTTCCTCTATGTTATACACTTCAATGTGCATTGTACCTATAGGTAATGGTTTCATTAGTGTAATTTCCTAAATGAGTTGAGAGGCATTTCATTCTTTATAACAAAAACAAGTTCTTTTGCTTCTGATAAAGTTTTTCCTTTTATAAATTTTAAAATCTCGTTTCGATCACGTTCGCGCAGCTCATCTTCCATCTGGCTTAACATTTCTTGAAACTCTGGTGTATTTTCCATGTCATCTTCCATTACATTATCTCCGTGTTATGTTTAATTGTAGTATGATTGATTTTTATGTCTTCAAACTCTTTGATGTCAATCACTACAATGTTCTTAGTAGGTGTATTGTATTTACCTTTTTCTTTTGCAGGGAATCGTTTTTGTTCTAAAAACTCTATGTCA